CCGGCGGTGTCTGCCCAAAGGGTGACGTGGTCGGTTGCGGCCGCACCGTTCTTGTAGACGGAGAGCAGCTTGAGGTCCGAGGCAGGGGTGTGAGCCGGCACAAGGACCGGAACCAACAGCGTCCACTCCATTTTAGCCATGTCGTTGCCAAGGGCCCAGGCAACCGCCGTGTCGACGCTTCGTTGAACAGCAGTTGCGCCGTCGTTGATGATGTGGCTCGAGGAGAACTGAACAAGCGGATCGATCATGGTGCCCCATAACACGAACGAGTCCTGGTCAAGACCTTGAAACACGAACGTCAGCTCTGCACCGCTCAGGTCTGCTGCCATAGGCTGGATGTAGTGGGTGCCCGTGACACCGGCAGTGGCCACGCCTTGGATGCGCAGCCACCCGTCGCCCAGATCCTCGATCAGCTCGGCAAGGTGCGCGGTGCGACCGGCCTTGGTCTCGGGGAGAATGCCGACCTTGTCCTGCAGGTCGAAGCCGAAATCATGGTAGGCCCCGGGCGCTCCCCAGCTCAGAATGATGTATCGCCGGTTGAGCATCTTGACCCAGACCGACGCGGCGAACGATTGGCCGGTGACGCCAAGGACATCTGTCCAGCTCTGGTAACAGTGGTGGCTTGAGTTGGCTCCGTTCTCGTGGAGCACGTCTCCGGTCGGACTGCCATCTGGAGCGAGGTAGTCTGTCGTCGGCCACGTCGCGCCCGTCGTGATGTACGTGTTCAGGGCGCGGGTGGTTTTTGCCCAGTTGAACCCCGTGGGCTCCAGGAGCAGCCCGGTCAGGTACAGCCCAGAGCGTGGGTCCTTGACCACCGACGAGCGGATGTGGTCGGCAGCTGCCGAGACGAGCTGCAGCTTCCCGTCGGCGAAGTCCACCCGGTGCGCGGTCGTCGCGCGGGTTCCCCCGGTGGGCGTAAGGCTGGCATGGTTGTGCAGCGCCAGCGGAGGAGAGATGCCGCGGAAGATGATGGGGGCGGTGACGAGCCCCAGGTTTCCGTTGCGGTGGCCCATCAGCTCACCGTAATAGACGCCGTGATCGTGTCGTCAGCTCCTCCGCTGGAGTAGTTGTACATCAGGCGGATGTAGGGATAGGCGGTATTCAACTCAAGTTTGACTGTGCCATCGGCCAACACGGGCCATCGGGGTATTGGCATGGCATCGGCCTCGACCAGATTCGGATTATCACCGGCTAACACCAGGATGTCCCCGGCTCCATCAAATGGTCCGCCACCGCCCTCTACGAGATCGATGTCGATAGCGACTTGGTTTTTGCCGGATTTATCGACTACAGAGCTGAAACGATCCTGATCGATGACAACGTCATCGAATACGGTTGCTGTGCTCGCCGAACCGGATGCCCGAAATGGATATAGGCCCATCGGAACCTCCTGCTAGGGAATGACCGCCGCGACGACCTCAAACTGCACCGCCGACCCAGCGAGCGTCCAGAATCGGTCGATGAAAATGGCACCGTCGTATCCCATCCCGGCCGGGATGGTCAGGCCGTGCCCCGCGCCCTTGTCCTTCGCCGCTGCGGTGAAAAACACTTCCAGGTCGGCGCTGCTGCGGTTTTGGATGATGATGCTGGAGGTGGAGCCCTTGAGTATCCACTCCTCAACCGTGGAGACCGCTGTGGTCTTGTTGATGTGGACCGGGTACCCCGGCCGGGGGTAATTGGCCACGCCAGTTCCTCCTACTCGTCCACGTTGCCGTGAACCAGCACGTGCGTGATTTCGGCTGCAGTGCCTCCAACAAACGAAAAGCCGGTCTTTGCGATCGACGACTCATCGATGGAGATCGCGTCGCCTGCGCTCTCCGTGGACTCGCCCTGATGGAAGATCCGGTAGTTGGTATCTTTCATGTCGGGCAGCCCGTAGGCGGAAAACAGCACGGCGTCGGCAGCCCCGACGTGCGTGTGCTTGAAGCTCATGAACTTCTGGCCGGCCTGCGCTTTGACGCCAGAAAGCGCCTCGCCATCACGGCTGGTTTCTCGTCCTTGCATCTATCCCTCCTCTCGCGCGGCCTTGATCGCCGCCACGATGCGCACGGTTGACCACCGCTTGTCAATGTCGACGCTGAGGTCTTCGGCGAGTCGAATCAGCGAATCCCTGTCCATGCTTTCCAACTGGTCCGCGTCCTCGTCCTCGGGCTCCGGCTCCTCGAGCGGTGGCTCCGGTTTGGGCTGCTCGGGCGGTGCCACAGGCTGGGGCGTGGGCTCGCCAGTCTGGCGAATGGCCTCCCACTTCCTCCCCTGCAGCATCATCCTTGCGTCGGCTTCGGAAACGTCGACCTCTCCGTTCTTGTCGATGGCGTATCTGGTCTTTCCGACCAACACGACGCCATCGTCGCCCCGAAGCCCCAGGCGACGGTCTGCGTGCTTCACTCGGACCATTGATGATCTCCTTTCTCTCCCCGGGCCCAAGTCTAGCCCGGGGAGAGAGGTGCTGTCACGCTAGACCGCGAACGGAGTCGCGTTGTCGGTGCCGGCAGACTGCGGAGCCCTGCCGACGTTCTTGTAAATGACGGCCCGGCCCGGCGCGTACACCGTCGGGGTGCCGTAGAGCAACTGCATCCACCGGATCGCCGTGGAGATCGTGGCGAGGGGGATCCGCACGAACGGCGCCAGCTGCTTGAAGCTAAAGAACTCCAGGTTTTGCTGGAGCAGAAACGCCTGGCTTGTGCCCGGCCTCCAACTGTTGAAGTCCGTCAGCGTGGTCGTGCCCACACCGCTGTTGGCGGTCGCGAAGCACAGACGGCGAAGAGCAGTGCTGCCCGCGTCGACGTCGTTGCGGTACATCTCGAACGCAGTGCCAGCGATGCTGCCGTCGGCGACGGTCATGGTCACCTTCTGGTTGGCGGCCACGGTCACGGCGCCGGTCATCGACACCGCGGCTGAGCGTCCGTAGCGGTTGATCGCCGTGACGCTGTAGTAGTAGTCGCCGGCATCCGACGCCTTGAAGTATGACGTCTCGCCGCCGCCGAGCGCCGCCGCCGCCGGGGCGGTGTCCTCGGTCGGGGTGTCCGGACGCTTGCCGGTCGGACCGACGGCGGTAGTGGGCGCCGCCGGGCCGAACTGGATGAAGGTGTTGGGGTTGAACGCGATCGGGCCGAACTGGCTGTAGAACCCCTTGAGGTTCATGCCGACCATGCCCTGATTCCAGCCGCCCGGAGTGACCGGGAACCGCTGGGCGGCGTAAAACTGCTTCGCCAGGTCGGAGAACGCACCGTCCGCGCAGTGCAGATCGGTGGCCATGCCGTAGTTTGGCTCGGTCTTCACGATCAGGCACCCGTCGTTGATCTTCTCCTCGGTGAGCGGCCCGCCTTCAAGGTCGATGACGTTGAGCGTGGAATTGGGGGCGCCATCGGTGATCTGCTTCTTGAGGCCGTCCCACTGCTCGGGAATGAGCGTGGAGTCGCCGAAGAACAGCGCGCGCTCGACCTGCCGCAGGAGCCAAGCGGTGCCGTTCACGGTCTCCTGGGCGATCATGTTGCCGCCCTGGATCGCAGGACGAACCAGGCTCATGACGTGAGTCACGGCGCGGGTCGTACCCATGAACTTCACCTTGGCGTATTCCCTCGAGTAGGTCGAATCGTCAGACTCTGGCAATCCACCCTCCTCGATGAACGCAGCGAACCCGCTGCCGTAGTCACGCAGCCGCATGAACTCCTCGATCGTGTTGTACGCGGGGAGCTTGGTGATGCCACGCCAGAGCCGTGCCAGGTCCATCTTGTAGGTCACGACCTTGAGTGTGTTTTCCAGGGACTCCGGACGAATGGCGAAACCTTCGCCGGCGGTCCACGATCCAGGTGCGTTGATCAGGTGCCCGGCAGCGAGTGCCTTGCGGAGCTGGGCGATGTCCTGACCCGTAGAGCCCTGCCCGGGACCGGTGAAGCCGGGAACGCCTTCGTAGTCCTTCCAGCCTACCATGTTGTACATTGACTCCTCCTTATCGTTTGCCCGGTTGGGGCTTGGCTACTGTCTCAGGATCGTCTTGACGTCCTCGAGCATCGGCCGGCTGATGGTGCCGACGGACTCGAACTTGGCAATGGCCGTGGCCAGGGGCTGACCACACGGCGCCATCATGTCCTGGCTGCCAGAGGACATGGACTTTTCGAGAAGCTTGTTCATGCCCTCGAGCACCTGGCCCTTGTGGAGCCCCTCGTAGGGCCCCTCACCTTCCTCCATGCCGCCCTTCTTGAGTGCGGCTGCGGCCGCAGCACTGGGCACGGAGCGCCGCTGATTCGGCGTCTGCTCGACCGTCTCCACGCGCTGCTCGAGTACGCCGATGTGCTGGGCCATGCTCTTGATCAAAGAGCCCTGATCGGTGATGACCTTGGCCGTTGCCTTCAAGCTCTTGGCCAGAGCGGAGCGAAAAGTCGCGTTGGTCTCCTCGCTTTCCACGATCGACTTGCGCAGGTCATCCAGGCCGTCGGCTACCATGACGCCGATCTGCTCCAGGAAGGGAGAAGCCTCGAATCCCTTCTTCAGCGTGTCATTGTCGGCGAACTCCTCGACGAAAGACCGCTGCAGGGTCTCGTCGTCTCCGGCGTCGGTGGGCTCCGGGACCGGCGTGCCGGTCTGCCCGCCCAGCAGCTCGATGAACTCGGCCTTCTCGGCCTTGGTCAGGGTGCCCTCGGTTGCCTTCTGCGCCAGCTCGGCGCGGCGGTCAGGATCGCCCTGCCCCTGCGCCACCGACTCGAGCAAGGCCATCGACTTCATCAAATCCTCCTCGTTCAGCATGGACTTCTGAGCGTTCTCGTCTTCGTCGTCCTCGTCGTCCACGTTGTCGTTGTTGCCCTTGTTCATGGGCTTGCCAGGGGCCTTGCCCGACAGGCCGCCCTCCGCCCCCATTTGGTCGGTGGGCATTCCGCCGGCACCGCCGCCCTTGTTCAGCTCGTCGCCGCTGATCTGGTCCTGAGTCTGCATCTCAGTGTCTCCTTTGGTTGCTGGCAAATTGCCAAATCCTGTTGGCGCCCGCCTCCGAGATCCGCGGAAAGCGCGCACGGATAACCTGCAACGCCTCGGACTTCGTAAGGCGTTTCTTCTTTTTCTTCTTGGGGCGCGACGGAGCAGACACGCCCTCCAAAGACTCGGCACGAACGGCAAAGCCCTCGCCAGGGGTGGGGGTCGCCGGCGCGCTGACCGCGTGACCTGCCGCCAGCGCCTTGTCCATTGCGCAGTGGTTGTGCTCTCCGCAGCAGTCGTCGCGTCCAAAGCACGGCGTCTCGCCTTCGATGTCCATCATGGATTTGGCGAGCACCTCCAGCCCGGTGATGGTGTTGACCGGGCACCGCGTGACGGCCACGTTGGTAACTTTGGCCTTGGCGATGATCTTTCCGCCGGGTCCCATCCGTTTCTGGATTTTGCCCTCGACAGAGTACCCGAGCCGCCGGTTGGTCTTCTGCAACGCCTCGGCCAATTCCATGACCTTTTTGGCCGGCTCGTAGTCCTTGAGTAGGTAGCCCTCCATGTAGGTGGCGGGCTTGCCCATCCACGTTGTCCGATTGACTCGCAACGGGTACCCAAGAACCTCGGTCGTTCCCTGCGCGTGGTTGTCGTTTAGCCAGCCGCTCTTGACAAAGTCGCTGAAGTCCAGCCCGCGCTGTAGGACGACCTCGCCCTGTCGGTCCTGGTGTTCGGAGCTGATGATCCCGCCGATCCGCCATTCCTTCTCGTCGTCTGAGCTGGACTTGCGCCAGACGTCGACTGGGATCAGAACGGGACCAAACGGGATATCTTGGAGGTCAGGGGCCATGTCACCGTACTACCCCGCCTCTCTGTCAGGCCCCTGGGGTGCTGTGCTGATTACCCAGACAGGGTACGGGTCACGATCTGGCCCTGTCAAGTGGTTGTTTTGCCGGGGTCTGTCAATACCAGCGGTGGGGACTCCATCGCCAGTGCCTTGCGCAGCTCAGAACCCAGCCGCAGGTCCAGCTTGACATCGGCTCCACAGCGCCGACAGACCACCTCTGCGCCGGATTTGGTCAGCGCCAGCATGCGTGTCCGGACCTTCAGCTTGTCGCCGGCGTGGTAGACGATGACCAAATTGCAGCTGGGGCAGCGCGTCATGTTACCGGTTCAGCCTTCCCTCGTATTGCCGCATGATTTCCTTGTCAAAGGTCACTCGGTTGCGCTTGGCCACCTCATGGGTATCTAGCGGTCGCTCCGCCGGCGGCTGGTAGGTCTCGATCTCGCGTCGCCCTATCCGCAGGCCCTCGCCCACACCTTTGACGCGTTCCCGGTTGCGCTTGATGCGGTCCTTGTGGTTGCGCCGTTTCTTCTTCCGTTTCTTGCGCTCCTCGACAGTGCCGGCGTGGCCCGGGGTCGGTTTCGCAACCACGTTGGCGCCAGGGGTCCGGGCCGGATCTCCCCAGTTGCCCATGGTCCCCACCGGTGGACGGCGGAAGATGGTGCCAGGCGGCGGTCCGGACTTGACGATCTTCTTACTGTGGTACTTGCCCGCTTTGACGTTGGCGGCGAACCGCTCCACGGGCACGACCGTGACGTCGCCCCAAAACCGCTTGTCGTCGTAGTGGGCGAGGTAGGCTTTCTTGGCCGCGGCGAGGTTCGGCTGATTCAAAAGGCACTTGTCTTCGTCGTACGCCTTGAAGTCAGGTGCCTTGCGCTGGTGGACAACGTAGACAAACCGCGCGTTCTTGTCCGGACCAACAAAGCAATCCACGTGGTCACCGTCGACACCTTCGGTCATCCGAATGTAGCCGTAGTCCAGCTTCATGGTCGTGGTGCCATGCTTTTTCGCGTGGGGATCGTACCAGTGCCGCTTGCTGCCCTTGCGGTTCTCGATCGAAATGTCGAGGCCGTTCCACTTCATCCGGCCGTGGAGCTTGCGGGACTTTTTCAGGCCCTTGGGTGGCGCCTGCTTGGCGCGAATCTCCGGCTCCGTCCCGTAGTCTCTCCGCGCATTAAACGCGCTGGGCTTGAGAGCTTCGTAGGCGACCTTTCTGGCCGACCACTCGACAGCTTCTTTGAGTCGCCGGCTCTTTTCCGGGACGCCAATTTCTTTTGAGACCTCAACCGCGCGTTTCCCGTACCATTGCATGTACAGCATCAGTAGTCGCTGATCGTCGAGCTTCTCTGTTTCGTGTTCGACGTCGCCTAGCTGCCAGACTTCCTCGTTGCCGCGCAGCTCGTATTTGCTCTGACGCATGCCCAAGTACTTGGGACGGGGCGGGGTCAACCGCTTGAGCTTCAAGGTGACCTGGTCCTGCCACTTCTTGATCTGCTCCTTCATCCGTTCTTTGGCCTGAACCCTGTCGCGCTTCTTCAGCTCTTTGATCTGCTCGTCGCTGGGCTCCCACCCCTGAAAAGCTCGCTTGGCACATCCCGATCCGACTGTCACCTCAGTCAGCTTGTTGGTTTTGCGCTCATGGACCATCAAGTTCCAACAGATAACGTGGGACCGGCCACAACGGTTGCAATTCGACGCCTCGCCCTCTTCCAGCGGCACGCGCTTGCCAGTATCCCAGTCGATCGGTCGCATGTCTTTGACGGACAAAAGCATGGGCTCCTTGGTGACATCGTACTTCTCGTGAAACTCGGCGACCGGTTCGGTGATCCCGCGCTTGCGCGGCTTGGGCTCCTTCCATGGCCTGGTGTGCTGCGGATCGGCCCACTTCCCACCCCTGGGACCGATGTATGGGCCTGCCGGATGAAACATTTCCAGTTGACCCTTCGGAAGGTCTTCGCTCCTTAGGAGCTGCTCACCGGCCGTCAACAACGCTCCCGCAGTGGTCCCGGTCCGGCTGAACGCCTCAACGCCAGCCATTGCGGCCATGCCCGGCTTGGTGGTTATTAAAGCGGCTAGCCTTTCTGCCAGCTTCTTCTTCTTCTTCTTCTTCGGCTCCTTCCATGGAATCGTGTGCTGGGGGTCTGCCCATTTGCCGCCCTTTGGGCCGATGTACGGGCCTGCCTTGATCAGATCTACGGTCCGATCCCACAAATCGGCCGCCTTGCGCAACATTTTGCGTGCCTCGTCTGGCAGCTTCTTGTGGGTCTCGCTCCAACTCCTCAGCGCTTCAGCGGCCGCCTTGAACCCGTGCTTGTCAACGT